AAAGACCAGCAGGATACGATCCAGCACCATCAGATCCGATGAGTGATGCTTCAAATGAAATAGAAATTCAAGAAGAAGTAGGAGAAGGAATTATTGAAAACGAAGATGGTTCTGTAACTATTGGAGGAGAAGAATCTATTCAAGAGGATATTCCTTTTGGTGCAAACTTAGCAGAAATTTTAGAAGATGATGTATTAGAATCAATTTCATCTGAACTGAGAGAACAATTTGAAGATGATAAGTCTTCACGAGATGAATGGTATTTTTCTTATACAAAAGGTTTAGATCTTTTAGGATTTAAATATACTGAACGTTCTCAACCCTTTCAAGGAGCAAGTAACGTTACACACCCACTTCTAGCAGAAGCGGTAACCCAGTTTCAAGCACAAGCTTATAAAGAATTACTTCCAAGTGGAGGTCCGGTTAAATGTAATGTGGTAGGAGTACACGATGTTAATGTAGAAGAACAAGCGCAACGTGTTAAAGAATACATGAACTTTCTTATTACAGAAGAAATGGAAGAGTATGATGCAGACACAGATCAATTACTTTTTTATTTACCACTAGCAGGTTCTTCTTTCAAAAAAATGTATTACGATGCAGGATTAGGAAGACCTGTATCTAAATTTATTCCAAGTGAAGATTTAATTGTTCCTTATTTAGCAACTGATTTACAATCAGCAGAACGAGTGACGCATGTCATAAAAATGACAAAAAATGAAATTCGTAAAGCTCAGGTTGCAGGGATGTATAGAGATATAGAATTAATGAGTCCTGATATGGAAGAAGACCGTATTCAAAAAAAATATAATCAATTAGAGGGTGTTACTAAAGTTAACTATGATGAGTTGTATGAAATTTTGGAGATGCATTGCGATTTAGACATAGAAGGTTTCGAAGATCAAGACGAGCAATCAGGAGAACCTACAGGTATAAAGATTCCGTATGTTGTTACTATTGACGAGGGGACAGGAAAAATTTTATCCATCTACAGAAACTACCGAGAAGAAGATCCTCTTAGAAAAAAAATACCATACTTCATTCATTATAAATTTTTACCAGGTCTTGGTTTTTATGGCTTTGGCCTTATTCATATGTTGGGGGGTTTGTCCAGGACTGCTACGGCAGCTCTCCGTCAACTCGTTGATGCGGGAACATTATCTAATTTACCGGCAGGATTTAAAGCACGAGGAATTAGAATTGCTGACGATGATACACCATTACAACCAGGAGAGTTCAGAGACATAGATGCACCAAGCGGTGATCTTCGACAAGGTCTTATGCCTCTTCCTTACAAAGGACCTGATCAAACTTTATTTGCTTTATTAGGTTATGTAGTTGATGCAGGAAAAAGATTTGCTTCAGTAGCTGATCAGCAAATGGGTGAGGGTTCACAAGCAAACCCAGTTGGTACAACAATGGCTATTATTGAACAAGGTTCAAAAGTCATGAGTGCTATTCATAAAAGATTACACTATGCACAACGAAAAGAATTTAAAATTTTAGCAAGAATTATTCAAGATTACTTACCACCTACATATCCATATGCAGTGGTGGGGGGTAATCAAATGATTAAGCAAACTGATTTTGATAATCGTGTGGATATTATGCCGGTATCGGATCCTAATATCTTTTCAATGGCACAACGTATTACGTTGGCGCAAACACAATTACAATTGGCACAAGCAAACCCTCAAATTCACAACCAATATGAGGCCTATAGACGTATGTATCAGGCAATGGGGGTACAAAATATAGAGGCATTACTTCCGCCTCCACCACAACCTATGCCAACAGACCCAGCAGTAGAGAATTCACAAATGTTGTTGCAAAAACCAGCGATGGCGTTTCCTCAACAAGATCATGCTGCTCATATTGACACTCATCGTGCCTTTATGTCGACGTATTTAGTAAAAAATTCACCTCCTGTTTTGTCTTTAATACAATCACATATATCTCAACACATAAGTGAACAAGCAAAAGAGGAAGTTATGATGAAAAATCAACAAGAAATACAAAATTTAACACAACAATATGGTGGTCAGATACCACCAGAACTACAACAACAGTTCGAAATTGAAATTGCTAAACAAACTGCTGTTAGAATCAAGGAATTAACAGAAGAAATGGTAGCAGAAGAGCAAGAATATCTAGAAGGAATGCAAAAAGATCCTTTAGTTACCTTGAAAAAAGAGGAATTAGGGCTTCGTGCAGAGGAATTAGAACTTCGTGCACACAGAGATGGGGAAAAACAAGCCCTTGATGAAGAAAAAGTAGAGATTGATGCAAGACAAGAGCAAGAAAAAATTGATAATGCTAATAGACACGCTACAATTAGAGAGGAAATACAATTAAAAAAGATTGATGAACCCTCTAAATTAAGGAATAAGTATTAATATGTTTAGTATACATCATATAGATAGTAATAATGCGGATATTAACAATTTAACGGCTATTGTTTATAATTCTATTCATGATTTATTGGTAAGAGATAAGCTTGATCCAGTTCAATTGGCTATTGCTTTAACATGTGCATCCAGAATGTTATTAAAAGATTTTGTAAATTCTAAAGATGTTCCTGCTTTTTTAGAATACGCAAATAATCTCTTGATTGATCACGATAAAATCACTAAACATTAATATATGAAAGCAAAATATATAAACGGTTCTAAATATCCTAATGCTAAAATGACTATTAGTACAGACATGAATCCTTATGCAGGACCTAACGTAAATAAAACTTCTATTCTTTCAACAGCATCAGTTGCTGTCGAAGGACCGAAGGTTGTTGACAATTTAGGTTCAGGACCAAGAGGTCAACGCAGTAAAGCACAAATTAAAAAGGTAAAATTTACAGGCGTTTTTTAATGGAGTGTAAAAACTGTGGGCACGGATGTCACTGTAGTGATGGCAGTTCTTGTCAATCATGTGATTGCAAAAACTGTGAACATGTAGTAGACTAACAGGCTTTTAACCAAGGAGGTTTTATGAACTTAGTTAAAGATTTATGGTCACACCTGAAAGAATGGTCGGACTGGAAAATGAAGGACTGGATTAAGGCCGGTATAGTAGCTATTATTGTGCTTATCGTACTTAGCCAAATTGGAGGAGGAGCCTAGACTATGGTCTGGCAACTTTTAGCAAAACCCTTACTCGGCGTTGCCGCAGACACGGTCCGTGGCTTCGTCGAGACCAAAAAAGCAAAAGCAGAATTAAAAATTACAGAAGTAAAAGCAGCTACCAAGCTGAAAGAAGACCAGATCGCCGGGAAAGTGAAATGGGAAGCATCAGCCGTTGACCAAATGAAGGGGTCGTGGAAAGATGAGCTAATTTTAATTTGCCTACTTGGACCTGCCGTTTTAGTATTTTTTCCTGGGATGACAGAACATGTTGAAAAAGGGTTTATAGCCCTGCAGCAACTCCCGGATTATTATAAACATTTATTATATATCGCCTGCTCAGCGAGCTTCGGATTGAAGGCCGGAAAAGGTGCGATGGGATTAATCAAGAAAAAATAATGGCAAAGAAATTAAATATAAAAAAAGCAATTAAGAAACCAGGGGCATTACGAAAAGCACTTGGTGTTAAAAAGGGAAAAAAAATTTCAAAGAAACAATTAAATAAAGCTGCTAAAGCAGGAGGAAAATTAGGGCAACGAGCACGATTTGCAAAAACACTAGCAAAATTACGTAAGAAAAAATAATGCCTTTTAAATCAGAAAAACAAAAAAAATATTTATTTGCTAATGAACCTAAAATAGCTAAGAGATGGGCTAAAGATTATAAGGATGGGGGTCTAGCAGTTCCACAAATTAAAGCAAATGCCGCTGGAATGAAACCAGAGATTGCGTCTAAACCCAAAGGTGATCCTACAGGATTAGGATTGAAAGGTCAAGCACTGACAGGTGGAGCAATGAAAAGTAAACGTAATGTAGGAACAGGTCCCCTTGTAAAGAAGAAAAAAGGTGGATTTATTATTGTAAAACCACGAGGATTTGGGAGAATGCTAAAAGAAAAAAGACCTAGAACAAAAATATACGGTGGGTGAGGAAGAGTTTAAAAATGTTTTTGCAACGTATAGTAAGCGTTATGGGTGGAGTTTAACAAGGAAGGAAACAATGAAAGATAATTACGATTTATGTTTAGAAACAATTCTTCATCATGAAGGTGGATATGTAAATCATCCTGATGATCCAGGAGGAGAAACTAATCTTGGTGTAACTAAAAGAGTTTACGAAGAATGGGGCGGAAAAAAGGAAATGAAAGATTTAACTTTTGAAGATGTGGCTCCAATATATAAAAAAAATTATTGGGATAAAATGAAATGTGATGATTTACCTTCAGGTTTAGATTTATGTGTATTTGATTTTGGTGTTAATGCCGGTCCAGGAAGAGCAGCAAAGTATCTTCAGACTTTAGTAGCTACTAAAGCAGATGGTGGTATTGGACCTAATACATTAGCAAAAGTTAATGAGTATATTGATAAATTTAATGTTAAACATGCTATTGATCATTATCAAAATGGAAGACAAAAATATTATGAAGAATTATCTACCTTTAAAACATTTGGTAAAGGTTGGACACGAAGAGTAAACGAAACTACTAAATTAGCTTTAGAGCTTGAGGCTAATTAATGGATATAATAAAAATTGTAGATTATCTCAAAAAAATAATAAAGACTAGACAAGATCAACTACTTCAAGTTATAACAGGTGATGTAAAAACTTTAGAGGAATATAAATTCCTTTTAGGTAAGATACATGCAAATAGAGAAACAATACAGGAACTCACGGACCTGCTAAAAAAACAGGAGCAATATGACGACGAGATCGAAGATCATAACCAGAGAAAATAATATCATAGATATTAACGAAAAACCCTACAAAACAAAAAAAGAAATAGGAAAAGTTCCAGAACCCACAGGGTTTAGAATTATTTTATTTCCTTTA